TTTCAGAATAAATCAAGGGTTTTAAAAAGTAGTTTCAAATGCCGATAAAATGGGGATTTGGTTGCGGAGGACGGACTTGAACCGCCGACCTTCGGGTTATGAGGATTACGTGCTTTCATTCTGGGGCTTTTATAAATTATGGGTTTTCTCTAATTTATTTTTATTAATTGTGTTTTTATTTCTTTATTTTCTTGTAATTTGCCTTCTTTTCTAAATTTTAAGTATATTTTTTGTAATTCTGCCTTTGCTATGTCTATTTGAGCCTGTTCGTCTGAAAATGTTATTTCAAATTTAGTGTTTGATTTTATGTTTTCGCTTATTTTTTCCCATGTGTTTTGTAATTCTCTTAAAAAATTTTCTATTTCTGTGTTGTATTCTTTATCTCCTGGTTTAAATATTTTTTTTGATGATTGTTTTGGTTCTGCCGTCAAATTTAGTGCTATTGCTAGGATTATTATTAAAAATTTCATTTGGCTTCCTTTTTTTCTTCTTTCTCGCGTTTCTTTTTTAGCGCTTTAAATTTAATTTCTGCTATGTATAGCTCCTGATCGTCTTTGTCTAGTTCGTAGAAGTATTTTAAAAATTCTGCCGCATCGCTCTCCCCTTTTTCGTATTTATATGAATTTTCGATCATTGCCATTAATCCCGGTTTTTCTCTTTCCCAGTTATATACTGTAGCTAAAGATATGTTTGCCCTTTTTGCTATTTCTTTTTTATCAAGTTTTTCATACATTTTCTATTTAATCCTTAATATTATAAATTTTTTCTATATTTTTAAATATTTTCTAAGGTTTATTACTTTATAATTATTTTAAAAATATTTGAGTTATTAGAATTATATCGAATTAGCTCAAATTTTGCCCTGAATACGGCGTTAAACTGTTCCCCGCTTGGAGTTTTACGGCATCTTCCGGCGGGTCTCTAATTTGCCGTAAAAATTTCTTTAAAGGAAGGTGCCATTATGGAATTAGTCGATAAAGGTTATGAATTAACCTATACGCTTGTTAAGGGACTCATTAGAAGTTCCGCTTCTGGAAAATTTGAGGGTAATGATTATTCCTCGTCTGTCCGAATATCTACGGTAAACGTTTATGACGTCGAGAATAAAAAGACCGGTATTATAGATAGCGTTCAGCATCCGGTGGTTTTTAAAATCATTTGCCCGGACGATACCACTGCTGGGCTCGTTGGGAATGCGGTGCGCGAAAAGCTTAAAAAGGGGCCGATTGTTTTACACGGCGGTTTTCCTGCAGGCGATCAGCGTGTTATTACCGTTGCCGAGCCTTACGAATACTTTTTACTTGATTCAAAGCCTGCCGATAAAGCTTCTAAGGGTGCTTGATATGAGCTTTTCTGTTAATTATTCTCTTTTTCGCGGTGAAGTAAAGATTGTGCCTTCCGGTTCGGTTGCTGATGACGGTCGTGCTTACGTTGTTATTAATTCTTCAAATACCTTTGAAGTCGACGGCGTAAGTAAGGTGCGATCTATTTTTTTTAAAATTCCTTGTCTCGACGATTCTATCGCTTCAAAGGTTGCCGATTTTTTTCTGAAAAAGTTTGATTCTTGCGAAATGGTCTTTTTTTTAGGCACTTTTCCTAAGGATAATTTCGTTACCGTGCTTACTCCTTGCGAAGATTTTTTAACGGAGGCGGTGAAAAAATGAAAAAGTCTTACAATGCCGACAGATTTATCGAACTCTTTGAAAAATTTTATCGCGACTTTGAAGAGTTGGATCGAGAATTCAGGAGCTTTGACGACGGAACGGGCAAATTTGACGTCTACTTAGACGACTTGTGCGACATTGAAGTGCAGATTAAGAATCTGATGTATTTTGTCGATTCTCGCGGTTTTAAGCTAAATATCGAAATCGAACCTAATCTTTTCTCTTAAAAGTGGCTACGGTGCGGTGTGTAGCGTGGGAGCAAGGGTTCCCACGCCGCCGCACATCACAGGGTCGCAGGGGGAGCCGCTTGCGGGTTCGCTCCCCCCGCCATTCGCTGACTATTTCGGCAAAGCCTGATTTGTTCCAGATTTTGCCAAAGTAGTACGCGTCTGCTTTAAATTTCACTCTAAGGAGTTTATCATGAAAAAGGTACTTAGCGCTTTTGCTATGTTCTTTGCGTTTTTCGCCTCGCCTATGTTTGCCGCGGTTACCGTGGATACTACTACGGGCGTAGTTAGCGGAACTCTTGACGTTGCGCCTTTCCTTTCCATGTTTGGCGTGATTATAGTTGCCGTTGCGGTTATGTGGGCCGCTAAACGAGCTTTGGGGCTTATTGCCAAATAAGCCGCTTGCCCCGGTTTCCCGGGGAAGCTTTTAAAAAGGTTTAGCGTGTACGACTTTATAAGCATATCTTCTTTGACTGTTTTTATTTACGGATTATTCGGCATTATTGTCGTGTTTCTCGGAGCAGTCGGCGGACTTTCTTATGCCCTAAGTCTTTTTAAGAGTTTGGATTAAGCCTCATGTATGATTTAAATTTATCCCTAAATGAATATCATTTCCTTATGAGCCTTAGCGGAATCCTTTGCGGCTTTATTTTATGTTTATTTGTTTTTCTCGTCGTTAGCAAACTTTAGGCTGATCCATACTCTCAAAAAAAAGGAGCTTTTATCGTGTCAATAGGCGTATTTACAGTTACGGGCGTTCTTAGCTTTGATTACTTCTTTTCGATTATGGTCTGGTTTATGCTGATATGCTTGCCCGTCTTTGCTGGCTTAGTCCTTTTTACGAAAAAGGTATTATAAGGCCGCCCCATGCAAAGCTTGATAAAAATTCCCCTGCTCCTTATTTTTTTCTTTTTTAACGCTTCTGCTTTAGATTTATCTTCTTTGGATGATAGTAGTTTTAATTATGGCGTGAATCAAAGCTTTTTACCTTACGGAGTTTCTGCGCAGTCTATATCTGACGTAGAAATTTTAAATAACTCTTTTTTAAAAATAAATAATGATATATATGTTTATCGTTTTGATGAGTTGCTTTTTAATCTTTCAAAAAGCAATGCAAGCGGATATTATTACGAGGGTAATCTGTCCCACATCGCTACTTTATATTATTATGATTCAAAATTTGAAAAAATAACTATTCCTTGCGAAGGGTCTGATATTAATAACATTAGGGCTTGTTCTAGGCGTTATGTTTTAGGTTCAAAGGATGTTTTACCCGTTGAATTTTCATATTATAGAAAGTTTTTTATCCAAAAAATAAGAAGTTGCGAGGCTGATGAAAATTTCAACACCGATACGCAGCAGTGTCAAAAATGCCCCGACGGCCAGTCGTGGGATCCTGCTACCAATAGCTGTTTTAATGACTGTTCTGATCTAAATAAAAATAAATACGGTTTTACTGACGGTTCTTGTGCCGATTGTAGCGGCGAGAAGGAATCTTTCGACGTTAAAAAGTGTTATTGCAATTTTATCGGTTCTAGTCCCAGATTGCAAAATATTGAGCTTATACAAGGGGATTTTCGTTTTACTAGTTGCACTGACGGTTCTCAGTTTTGGTATAAAATTCCAGGTACCCCGGACGTCGATAATAATAAAACAAAGCCTGATTTAAAAAATCCAAGTCCTGGCGGAAATGGTACTAAACCTGACGATCCGAATAACCCGAATCAAGGAGGAGGTAATCAAGGCGGAAATTCAGGCGGAGGCGGCGGCAATAATGGCGGCTCGCAAGATAATCCAAATCCAAATTCTGGAGACGGTGAATCTCAGGAAAAATTTTGCAAAGAACACCCTAAAGACCCCAAATGCAAAAAAGGTAATAAAGGCGAAGGTAATACAACTATTATAAATAATAACGGCGGCGGAAATAACTCAAACGGCGATAATCTTAAATTTACGCCCGACGGATCGGCCGATAAGTACGAAAAGGACATAAATGATTTTGCGGGTAAATTTAAAGATGCTGTGGGCGGTATAGTCGGAGAATTCGGCAACTTTAAAAAAGGCGTCGATCAGTTGATAGCAAATATCGAGGGTAAAGGAATAAAGGACGTAAAATCCCAGGCTATTCCGTCGTCTTGCCCTAGGGAATTTACTGTAGATATGTTTGGAAATAGTTATTCTATTAGAATCGACTATTGTAAATACATAGCTCCCGCGGCGAACGTGCTTTACTATATCTTTTATATTCTTTTTTTTCTAGCTTTTTTGCTAGGCGTTTATAAGACCGTTTTGTTTTTGATTTAAGGATTAGAGATGCCTGCTATACTTTCTGCTATCGTTTGGTTTTTTAGATTTTTCATAGCCGAAAAAGCCGTAAATTTAGCTTTAAAATTTGCAAGTTTTGGCTGGATGGTTACTTTAAACGTGGCGATTATGGCCGCTCTTATCGCTTACGGCGGAGCGGTTTTAAAGTTGATACTATTCGTCTACGAAAAAACCAATCAGCTTATAGACTTCGTTAACGGTTTTTCTACCGGCGGCGATACGGTTACCGCTTGGGTTATGGACGTCATTAAAACGGCCGGTATATGGAACGCTTTTGTCGACGTATATCATATATTTTCGGTTCCTATCGTTTCTATATTCGTTATTTTTGCGGCCAAACTAGGGCTAAAGATCGCCCATGGTATGCGTAATACCTTAGTAACCTACTTTATCGCAAAGATGTCGTAATGATTACGTACTTAGTAGGTAACCCCGGAAGCGGTAAGACTTATTACGCGGTCTTTGAAATTTACAGGCTATTTTTATTTAAGCCGCAAAAGACTTTCTTGGGTAAATTTATAAAGCAACCTAAGCCAAAGGAATATAACTATTGCTATACTAATATCAATGAATTTAAATTCGATTTACACGAGAAATTTATAAAATTTGATTTTGATAAATTTTACTCCGATATGTCTATACTTTATGATCTTTACGTCTCTAAGATAGATGACGCGGTGCTTAACGAGCGCGCAAAGGAGCTAAATTTAAGCGGATGCTTGATAATCCTAGATGAGGCTCATAATTTTTTAAAGGCTAAGGGTGATCCGGTGCTTATATGGTGGGTTACTTATCATCGCCACTTGTATCAGGATATTTATTTTATTACTCAGGATTTAAGCCTTATAAACGACGAATACAAGCGTATCGCGGAGTATTTTTTAAAAGCCGTGGATAGCGCGAAGAGGCTGTTTAAAAACAAATTTCGCTATATTAAGTATTCAGGCTATAAGCTTTATAAAAAGGACGTTTTAGAGGCCTTAACTATTCCTTATCTTAAAGAAGTCTTTGATTTATACCATTCCGGTCAGGATAGCTCTCAAAAATCTTTCGTGCGTCAGTATATTTATTTAGGTTTATTTATTTTTATAGTTTTGCTTATCGTTTTTTATTTTTTCGTGCAACAGTTTAAGCCGGACGTTTCTGAAACTCGGTCCGACCTTGAGTCTCCGGGCGCTCAACTTTCCGGCTCAAACCTTGAATCTCGCTCCGCGCATCAAACCAAACCTACCCCGCAAGTCAAAGATAAACCTAGCCAAACTTATATTTATGATATTTCTTGTATCGACGATGTTTGTAATTTTAAAAATGAAAAATATACTTTTCCTTACGGTTTTATTTCTCACGCTATTTCAGGTTCTAAGCCTTTATATTTTTACTCTACGACTAAAAGCAAATATATGACTGAATATTTTATCGTTTTGGGTTCGGACGTTATCGAACCCCTAAAACAAATATCAAATTCTTATAAAGGTGCCGTAAATGAAAAATCTAGCAAAGATATTCCTGGTCCTAGTCCTAGTATTTTTAAATAGTTGCTTTTTAAAAGCCGAGATGATCTATACCGATCTTGCAAGCTTTGCTCAGCTTGCAAGTAAGTCCAACAACATAACCATAGTAACCGACGACAGCATCGACGGCAGCTATTACTATTTTATCTTCCAGCAAGAGACAAATTTAAGCCTTGATATGTTCCGCAAGATGCTTGAGTCCAAAGGATTGTTTTTTTATAAAAAGGACAATTTTTACTATATAACCGATAAAAAGCTACCCGATTACGATTTAAGGCGCATCGATCTTAGTAATTATGTTGTTGAGGACGTCCGCCGGATAATGGCAAATTTTGAGCTAAACGCTACGTATTCCACGACTTCAAACTCCGTATTCTTTCGCGCAGATGATGTAGCATACGAGCAAATAAAGCAAGCCGTAGCCGGGATAGATAAGCCCCTGGAGCAAGTCGAGTTTAAGCTTACTATTACCGAAACCAATCTTAGAGACATCAAAGACCGCGGCACAAAGCTTCAAAGCTTGCTTAAGCCTTTAAATCACGGTGATCTGGCCTACTATGTAAATTTAATCACTTCGCCCTATACGACTAATTCAAACGTTGTAAGAAACGATAGCGAGGGTTTTTTCGGTGTTTTAAATTTTCTCGATACCCACGGTCTGACTAAAATCATATCCAGCCCTTTTTTAACGGCCAAAAATCATACCGAAGTTTATTTTAGCGCAGTGCAGAATATCCCTTATCTCGTGCAAAATTCTCAAACGTCCGCGACGCAGACCACTACTCAAAATTCTTACGAGTATAAGGACGTGGGCTTAAAAATCACGCTTAAGCCCGTGATTTTAAAAGATCACGTGGATTTTGATTTACACCTTATTTTGGAGGATCTTTTATCAAGCTCAAACACCCTAACCCCCACAACGTCTAAAAAAGAGCTAAAAAGCTCGTATTCTTTACGGCGCGGCGATGTTTTGGTGCTTTCAGGTATCAATAAGACCAACACCGTAAAGCAGCGTAACGGCATCCCCGTTCTTAAGGATATTTTTATTTTAAAATATCTGTTTTCGGTGGAGCAAGACCAGGATATAAGTAGCGTCGTAACCTTAACGATACAAGTGATCTAAATAGATAATACAAGCGGAGCGGAAACTGAGCGCGGCGCGTAGCGCGCGCGAAGTAACGCCCGCCTTGTCAATCTAATAAAAAACTGTTACCTTTAAGGTTGGGCGTGTTTGGAATATCTGAATTTGACCGGATTCAATGTCAAGAAAAGCTAGAAAAGCAAAAAGCCTATATGCGAAGCTTTAGCTTTGTTAATGACTTTGGAGAAGTTAGAAGCTTGCTTGATTTTTCTATGTCTGCAAATTTAAGCCGTAAGTATTATGCCGAGGTTGCTAACCGCGTAAATACTTTTGGTTCTTTTGCGATAGATTACGCTCAGCGTCCGGTATTTTTAACTATCACGCTAAACGGTTGCTTTCGCGGCGCGCTTGCGGGCGATTATTCTAAATTTAGGGATAAAGATATGAAATTTTTGCCGACCGAAGTCAAATATAAGGTTAGGCAAGGCTCAGCGCTCACTATCGGCGACTTATGCGCGATATTAAATTATCAGTGGCATTTGCTTATTATGCGTTATAATCGCCATTTTAAAGGCGTCACTAGGTCTTACATCAGGTGCTTTGAGCCTCATAAAAAGGACGGCGTACCGCATATTCATGCGCTTTTGTTCGTGCCGGGGCATACTATTGATTTTTTGAGACGAATCTATAAAGATATTTTTTATGCTCCTCAAAATTTACGCGTTAACGCTATTTCGCGCGAACAGATAGCAAACGGCGAAACAAACGGTTTTCAGACGAGCATAAACAATCCCGCCGGCTACGTGATGAAGTATATTCAAAAGACTTTCATAAATTTTAATCAGACCGACGAATTAGACGATCTTGCCGCGTGGTACGTAAAACACAAGGTAAGGCGATTTTTAACGTCTCGTAGTAATGTCCCTTTGTGGGTATATAGAAAAATTAATTTTATAGCTACAATGCAGGATTTTTATCACTTAAACAACTTTAAAAATGACGATAATAACGTGCTAGAGTGGGATAAGGCTAGCGATTATATTTATATAAATATTCCTGAGCGTAAGGAAGTTATCATTTATGATAACGGCAGGCTGGAGCATTATGCCTGCGATAGGCTTATAAATAGTTATGACCGTAAAAAACCGCCTCAAAAAACAACTTCCCAAAGCATAAAATCCGAGCTTGACGTCTGGGTTGATGCCTGGTATGTTCGCGAGGGTCGAAAAATCAAATTTGAAGCTATGAAAAAGCGCGGCGATTTTAAAAAACCGCCTTTATGGATGAAAAATTACGAGCTTTACAATTATTATTCAAAGCTTGATAAGAAAAATTGCAACATTCAGCACCTAGCTTACGTTGAAAATATAATGCTAGATCGCGGTTTAAATTCATTTACAAAGAGAGATACAAAGCATAATCTAAATAATCCTGACCTCGAGGACTTTATCGAGCGCGGATTAAGGGAGTATCAATTCTAATGACGCTTAACGAGCTTTTTAAAAACTATCTTGAATACTATGAGCTTATATTAAGCCCCTCTACGCTTAGAAGCGACGTTGCTACATATCAAAAGCACTTCAAAGACGGCTTAGGCTTAAAAAATGTCGAAGAGATAAATTTTATCGACGTGCAGAAATTTTGTAACGAGCTTATTAAGCGAGATTATAAAATTAAGACCGTTAAAAATATCCTTGCAAAGCTCAAGGTTATTTTTAAGCTCGCTCTAAAACTCGAGATAATAAATAAAAACCCTTGCGACTTCATCGAGCTGCCTAAATTTGATAACAAAAGATACTTTGATTACAGCGTAGTAATTCAAAAGAAGTTTATAAAAGCCATTTCGGAAAACAAAGAGCCAAGTGCCGATATATTCTTTTTCTTGCTCCACGGTCGCCGAAAAAATGAGGTATTGAGTCTTAAATTTAGCGACATTAATTTTAAAACTAGGACATATACGATTCCGTTTAAGATTAATAAAGCAAAGCGCGATATGGTCTACAAGATGAGCGATGAGCTTTATGATAGGCTTTATAAACGATATATAAATTTTAAACGTTGTGGCCTAGTCGATGATTTTGTGTTTAAAAATCCTATGACAAACTCCAAGTATCAGGACTTACGCAAGAGTTGGCGATCACTACTTAGGCGCAATTCTTTGCCTCTTATAAGGCTGCATGATATCAGGCACTTAATCGGCACGTATTCGATTAATTATTTAAAAATCCCTGTCGAGCAAGTATCGTTTACGCTTGGCCATACAAATATCATTACTACGCAAAAATACATTACGGCCAACGTAAAAAAATCCAAAGAAACTATCGAAATTTTATTAAGTTCCGTTTGATTTTTGATCGTCGCATCTGCCGCGGTGCTATCCCGCGCGTAGGTTTTTTGCAAAAATTAAGCTAAAGTTAAGTTCCTACGTGCGTTTTAAGAGGCGATCGGAAGGCGGCTCGTGTGTTTCATCCTTGTAAATTTGATGTTTTTCGTCATTTTGTGGCTCGTCGCGTCTGCCGCGGTGCTATCCCGCGCGTAGGTTTTTCAGAATAAATTAAGCATTTTAAAGAGCTGTTTCAAATACCGATAAAATGGGGATTTGGTTGCGGAGGACGGACTTGAACCGCCGACCTTCGGGTTATGAGGATTAC